AGGGATGCAGGCGCAGCCTGCCGGTAGGAGACTCCTTACCGGGGGGGTGGGTATGCCCCCCGCCGCGCCCCCACTCTCCAATGGTTAACGATTCGGCGGGAGGCTTTGCCTGCCCCTTGCGAAGCAACCGCATTTCCTTACGGCGTTGTGACAAATTACTTGGTGGTCTCATAGAACCTAGCACACTCCCCTTCGAAACCCAGTAGCAACGACGCCCCGACCACCCCATCCCGTTGCTTCCCGATGTCGATCCGCCGATGCCTCTGGTCAAGTTCGGCATCCTCGGTCGGTTTTGCTACCCGCACCCCATCGACATCGACCATTGAGACGGTGACTACCTGGGTCGCGTCCATATTGACCTGACTGGATTCCCGAGCGTCGCCGTTCTTGTTTAGCTGAGTGATCGCAATCACCAGCGCCCCTGTCTCGATGGCTAAAAGTCGTAGCGTCCGACTCACCTCGGCCACCTGCTGCTCCCTAAGCTCGTGCGTCGGTCCTGTGACCAGTTGCAGGTAATCGACCATCAAGACCCGCAGTCCCTTGGCGCTGTGTACACCCCGAGCCACCGCCATGATGTCGGCAAGAGCATGGCAATCGTCCCTGAGCACTAGGGGCCAGCGGTAGATCCGTTGGATGCCGAGTTCGACTCGTTCCATCTCATGCTTAAAAAGCGCCCCCTGCTTTAAGCGCTTGGTGCCGACCTTACAGTCTGCGGACAATAGTCGGTCGGTAATCTGCCCCGCCGGCATTTCTAGACTGCAAATGACGCACGCCCCCGGGGCGCCTTGCCGCAGGATGTTCGCAACGATGTTCAGCGCCAGCATCGTTTTCCCCGAGCCCGTAGTCCCGCCGATCACTAAAAAGTCGGACCGCTCGAGCGGCATAAGGTCGTCGAGTTCGGCAAATCCGGTGCGGATGATCGCCGCTTGGTCTTTGCCCCGCGTGTACACCTCCAGCCGATCCGCGATCTGCTCGCCCCAGGTCTTTGACAGTTTAGTCTCTCCGGTGCGTTGCAGGACCTGAATCTCGGTGCGGGTTGCCTCCAGGATGTCGCCAGTTGAGTCCCGACCTTGCAAACGCTCGATTGCAAGGATCGACAGTTGGATGGCTTTCCGCCGCTGGTCCGCGGCCTTCACCGCGTCGATCCATGATGGCAACGCCGCCAGGCTGATTCCCTCGCCGGCAAAGTCGGTGATTCGTGACGGGTTGAGCGTCGGCCATTGTAATTTCAGCGCCGTGACGACGGAAACAAAATCGGCGGACTGGTTCGCCCCGAGGCGGGCAATGATCAACCCCACCAAATCCCGCGCCAAAGGGTCAACGATGCTGGATGGCGTAAAATAGGCTTCAGAGACCTTCGCTGCGGATTCATGCGGGAAGTTGATGAAACAGCCCGCAATCGCCCTTTCTGCTTCAACGGCATGCGGTAAACGAATCTCCTGCGGATTCATTTCTGCGCCCCCCGACTACGCCCCAGCCATTTTGCGATAAACGATGGCATCCCGGACTCCGTCTTCCGCTTTGCGGGATTCGTCTCCAGCCAAACTGCCGCAAGCCTGCTCTGATCTCGGATGTCGGACTCTTTGTGCACGGACCGAAGAGTCTCTAACAGCTCCGCGGTGATTGTCCAGTGCTCGCCGTTTCGGAGTCTGAACCTAAGCGTTTGCGCCCAGTTCGGCAAAAGCTCGTTTCCTTCCCCTCTTCCCCTTGCATCCCCTACTCCCCTACCATCCTTGTTCCTAAACTCATTCAGTACTGTATACCGTGAGACTGTAGTATCGTTTCCCTGTTTATTATATATACTAGGGTCGAGCTTTTGGTCAAATTCTTTTTTTTGCACGTCATCGACACGGATCTGACACGACTTTTCCGGCGGTTTACTCTGTTGGAGGGGAGATGTCTCCGAGATGTCTAGGAGATGTCTCCGAGATGTCTCCGAGACGTCTCGGTCGTTAGGTTGATTTTCAACGGGTTGCGTCGAAGTTCGCGACAAGTTCGCGTTGCGTTCGCGTTGAGTTCGTCCGATTTTGAGTCGGCGGACCCGTTCCCGACGGCGTTTTTCCTCCTCTTCTTGCGGGTAGTACAGGACTCGGACGAGGATCCTGCGGACATTGAGGAGTGGATTCGCCGCAAGTTCCTCCCGCGTTGCCCTGGTCTCTGCAATGGCGTCGCCCAAGCGGAGGGTCCCTCCAGACTCCTCATTTAGCGCCAGTTTAAGCAGCAAAATGTAGTGAACCCGCTGCCGGTCAGAGGATTCTCTCCACTGACTTGAGGTCAAAGAGGAGTCCAGTATTGAGTTGTGGTCGTTCTGCATTTGTCGTGTTTTTGGGATCCGGTGGCACAAATTCTAGTGTGCCGCTGAAGATGTCGAGCGCCGCGCGGATCATGCGGCGTTCGTGTTTGGTTAAGCCGTCAATGGATTTTTCCAGATCGGCCATTTGGCTTTCAATTTTAGAATTCCATTCCATGCTTAAATCAGCCGCATTTGGGTAGAAATCAGGGCCGATGCGTCATACCGTTTTACGTCTCCTTTAGGATACGGCAAAACCTTGTACTTCAAATCTTTTTGCATTGCGCGCTTTTGCTTCACAGTCCCACAAAACTGCACGTAGCGATGTTTTCTGCTTCTTTCAATAAAATACACGTTTTCCTCGCCGTATTTTTCCCTCAAAAATCCAACCCTTGACTTGTGTCCCCTTGCTTCATCCCCAATCGAAGTATGATGTTTGTGTTCATACCCTTTAACCATTGGATCCTTAAACGAAGCGGATAATCCAGTGTAAATAAAATTAGTCGCTTGATAGACGTATCCAACGTGACCTTGATTGATGTCCGCATACGAAACGACAATTGAAGGCTTTGGAAGTGCTTTAAGTGATCTAGAAACTAAAATTGATGCCAGATTTGCAGTACTTTCGCAGCATAAACGATTGAGTTCCAAAACAAAATTTGCCCAAAATTCTCCACAGATTCCCGTTTTTAAAGTTGAAGAAACAGGAGTTCCATACGTAACCACACCAATTAAATTTTTTCCATCCCAAGCCCCAAAAGCATGCGTGATAGGGCAAAGCCGCTTTGCATAATGCCTATTTAAAAGCCACGGCTCTGCCTCTGCTTGAGATATTTGTGTCACTAAAATTTCATTTTTCATGGTGATTTTTTAATTATCCCAAATTCGGCCTCATAAATCACCTCAAGCTCATTCTCCAGATGCACGTCATTTGTTACCGTGTAGTCCGCAACGATGAACCGCTGCTCTCTCTCCGACGAGTGGTCCATCGGGGTAAGCCCGGGGCGGACGATCCGCACGATTATCCCGCCGGCGCCTCGTATTGCCGCGGCCTCGTTGATGTAGCGGACGTCATCGATGATCAGCGGTCGGTCGGTCGGCATCAGGTCAACCCAGCATTGGCGGTCGTACTCGCGCCCAATAGATCCGAGGTCCTGAAGCAGTTTGCGCCCCCTAGCGTCTTTCTCGCCGTTCCAGCCGATAGCCTTGGCAATCGATTTAATCTCCGCCGCGAAGGACCAGACCTCGCCGCCGGTTCTGAGCTTGAACCAGGTTGCCGCGTAGGTTTTGCCTGCGCCGGCGAGCCCGGTGATGCCGATGGTTTTGGGAAAATTTATTGTGCGCATTCTTTTACTGGACGATCTAAATAAAACAACGGCGGATTTTTTAAATTCTGCGAGCAATCTACACAGCAATCTCCATCGCAAAATAATTCAAGCTTGTGGCAATAACATTCAAAAGACCAACCCCCATCATCTCTAATCATTGCTACATTCATGTTGCCCCCATTTTGGTCCACAACTAAAAATTTTTTCCGAATCTTTGTCGGACGGTCTAAAATAGATTTCCATTTCATTTTGCATCCTCCCATTCGCCAATTGTCCGCAGAAACGCCTCTGCGCGTTGGCGGGCTGTGGCATGGCAAACGTCTTTCCATGCATCTGATACACTACCCCAACCTTCAGCCAAATCGTCAACAAACTCTTGCCATTGAGCCTTAGTCAGCACCCTCTCCGCCTCATGCATCGCGTTGAGGTCGGCGCAGTAGTCTTTCTCAATCATCCAATGCTCATCAGCGTGAATCGCTTTGGCAATCGCCGCGTTGATTTGGTCGTTGGTCATTTCCCCTCCTTTGCTGCTGCGATAAGCGCGTCTGCGTATGTTAATGACAATTTTGGAACGTCAATTTGAAACCCATTGCTCGACAAAAATCCCTGCATTACCATTGCCGCAATCTCCAGTCGAGACGGTTCTGGGCGTTTCTGCTCAAGCAGCATTGCCTGTCTGCTATTCTCCAGTCTAGCATCGTGCAAAGCTTGTTTAAGTTGCTGCACCGTTGCCTCAGCCGCATCAAGATCGGCGTTCAAAACGCACATTCCACCGCAATCGCAAGGGCATTCTTGTGTGTTGGTCATTTCGCCTCCTCCTTCTCAATCGCCGTTTCGAGTATCTGCGCCTGGCAGTTCCTCAGTTCCGCCAGCACCCGCAGGAAGCAAAGGTACGCGCCGTCATTGTCATCCTTGGCAAACTCGTCGAGCCAACAGCTTATCAGCGTTAGTTCTCGGCGGAGTGCTTCTGTGTTGTCGTGTTCGGTTGTGTTTGTGTCGTGTTTCATGCTAATCCTTTGCGTTTCTTTTCGTGGTGTTCTGCGTGGTGTTTTCTGCAAAACCAAAGCACGTCGAGCGGTTTGCTGTAGTCTTCGTGATGGCTTTCAGATTTTGTCTCTCCGCAAATGCTGCACGGTTGTTTCACAAGCACCTTTGCCCGTAAAGCCCTCGCAACTGCAAGGTGAGCCGCTCGCTTTTGTGGATGCCTTTGTTTAAAGGCTTGAGAGTGTTTTGTATTGTACCCTGGGGTCCTGTCTCGGATTTCCCGAATCCGCTTCTTATTGCATTCGCGGCATCTGGTTTCAAGCCCGTCCAAATTTTTCCGACTCAAAACGTAGTTGTCGGTTGGCAACGTATCTTTGCAGATTTTGCATTTCTTAAATCCGTTTTCGGCCAAATATGACAAATCAGGAATCAGTCCGCCCCGGCGATTCTGCATTATTTCTGCCTTAGATTTCATGCGTAATTAACACTCCTCAATGTCGCTGGTATCCATCAAATAATCCACGAGCGCTTCAGCAATTTCAACGGCATGCCCAGCAATATCACCGTTGTCTCTTTTCCCAAACTCCCCTGGAATCAGCGTTTGCATAGCTGCAATCGCCGCATTGATCCGAACTTGTTCCCAGTCTGTTTGTTGTTTCTTCATCTCGTGTTTTAGGTTGTTGCCGTCTTTCCGGCTGTCTCTGCAAAAGTCTGCTTTGCTTTAAGCAGCAAATTTAAGGCTTCCCTCGGCCATTCGCCGTTTGTTTCTCGGATTTCGTACTCATGCCAGTCGATTGCATCCTGCAATTTGATATGCGGCGTTTTCCGTTTCTTGTCAAAATACCACAAATTTACTGAATCAATCACTAGACTCAAAAAGCTCATGCCAGCAGCTTTTGCCTGAACGTAGCATTCTCCCCGGTGAATCACGAAAGGTGTCGATTTCATTTTGCAAAAGTCTCCATGCCATCCCGCATCAGCCGAAAGAAAAGCTCGGCGTCCATCGTCACAAGCCACGGCGTGCGGTTTTTTTTGTGCGCCACGATCCACGGTTTTCCGCCCCCGTCGCGCTTTGCCTGCTCGGTCGCTGCGATCAAATTCAGCGATTCCACAAATTTAACTTCCTGGTGCAGCCCCTTGAGCTCCTCCACCACGACATCCGGCGAGTCGGTCCCGCCGGCGAACTGCTGCCCGCGGCGTGCGGTAAATCCGGCTGCGCGTAGTTCATCGCGCCACATACGTTCGCCGCGGCATCCTTTTGCTCTGCTGTTGATTTTGCCCATTTTAGTAATTGCGCGTTTAACGGATGCGCGCCCCCCGGTGGGTGCCGTCTCTCCGGCTGTCACACCACTTCTAGCCCGATAAGATCAGACCATGCAGGTGTCGCTCGCCAATTGGCGGATGTGGGGACATTTAAAAGGGAATATCGTCCCCGTCAATATCCGACTGGCCAGTTTGTGCCGGCGTCGGTGAAACGTCCCTCAATAGCCCTTGCAGGTTCGCCAATGGCAGGACTTTGTTTTGCTCATCGTCTTCCACCGGCCCGATGTCCGCGATGTTCGCGTATTCGCGCCCAGGTGTCTTCATTGACGCTACCCGCTCGACGCGAATCTCGGCCCCGAGCCCTAGGAGTGACTGCGTATCAAATCCGCCTGCCGGAGCCTTGCCGGTCCAGCTCTTGATAAATTTGACCAGCGCCGCCTTTTCATGGAGCGAGAGTTTCATGCTCTTTGATTTCACGACGTGGGGGCGCCCCTCACGGTCCTTGAACCCAAAGTAGAACGTGGTCAAGTCCACAATCTCGGTGTCTGAGCTTTCAAACTTCTGCCGCTCGACCCCGAGCTCGTCATGCACCTCGATGCAGGTTGCGATGAAGCGACCTTTGGGTGGTGTTTCTGTGCTGATGATGCGACTGCGTGAACCGCCGCCGCTGTTTGCTGTTAGTACTGCCATGTGTTTTTGTTCTGTATGATTTCCCACCCTTGTCCCGGGGGCAGGTTAACCGGTCGAGTTTTAGGGTCTCGCAACCGACATTTTTGCCGCGGCCCGACGGTCGACGCGCATTTGCTCGTGACAGTCCAAGCAATACTTCGTGTTTGTCGTATTTCGCTGAAACTCGGTGCCGCACCGGAAACACGCTCCGGTGGTGGTCTTGCGGCGCCCAGGCTCTTTTTCCTTTAGGATTTCAAAAGGAAACCGCAAAAGTCCCTTCCGAAGTCCGTCCAGGACAATTCTGTTTGCAAGGTCGTAGTCGATCATTCCCTCTCCTCCAATCCGCTGAAATCCTCGGTGTCCGCAACAACGATCCCGTGGACCTCTCCAAAAGTTGCGTGTTTGATTGCCTCAAGTTGCAGAAAATACCGATCGGCATTTGCCGCAATCCTGGCTTGGAGGACTGACTCCAGTTCCCGCTCTTTTTTAACCCGCGCCAGCTCGACCTCAAGCTGCGCGATCCGTGCCTTTAGTTGTCCCTCATTCATTGGCTGTGCAGATATACAAAAGCGCCCCTTCAAAGATGGTTATTTCATAGCCGGTGATCCCGCAGCATGCGGTCAATCCGTGCCATCCGGCCTCAATTAGCGCCCCGATCAAAATGGTTTGCAAGAGTCTCTGTAAGTGTTTGACGTGGGTCATGTTTTTGAATTAGGTCGGCAAATTCTTTAAGTGTGATGTGGACTGCCCTCCGCCACCAATCACCGGAGTCGCCGTTGGTATCCTTGGGGCGCCCGTGAATGATTAAGTCGAGGCACGCGTAGTAGCATTCCTGAAGCTCTTTAAATTCCTCAATGGTCATACCCCCATCCTCCTCCCGATTGCCCTGGTGAGCTTCACGTCGTGGACAAGATACGCCACTGCTTCTTCAATGTTCTCGCGCATTAGCTCCGCAAAATGCTTACCGGATCCTTTCTTGGGCGGGAATCCGCAAAACTTGGCAAGGTTGTCCAGACTAACTCGCGCCTGACTATCGAACCAGCACCACCGTTCCATGAGGTCAATGTTCGTTGCAAACAATCGACGGTTGGGCTCGAAGATACCGTGCGGAATTACAATGCCGAGCTTGATTGATCGACGCCAAAGGAATGGAAGGTCGAACGCGTTGGAGTTGAATCCGACCAACGTCTCCGCGGTTGTTGTCGCGTTCCAGAACGCCGTGATGACGTCGACCTCGGAAACAATTGAGGTCTGAGTGATCACCGTCACCTCCCCGTCATCCCCTGCCCAGCCGATCGCCAAAACCTGTCCGGTGAGCGCCGAAAGCGCCAAGCGATCCCACCACGCCGCGCGTTTGTCGGCAATATCCGCCGCGATTTTGACGGGGTCTTTTAAAACCTTTGACGCTTCAAAGGTCGGTTCAAATTGGACCGCATCCTCCGCGGCCCCAGTTTCAATATCAAAATACAGTCTTTTCATTGTCGTGTTTTTCTTGGGTTTGTTGTTTGGTTTTTGCTCCGTAGCAAAAGTTATCGGGCTCAATTAGTCCGCGTTTGCGAAGCCAGGCGTCGCACGCCGCTGAAATTTCGCGAGCTTCTGGAAAGTCTGGGTAAACTGCGCATCCGCGTGCAATCGGTAATCCGCCGTGGAGCGTGAGGCTTCGTTGTGCTGCTTGTCTCATCCGATTTGCTCCTCCGCTAAATCCTGCGCTGCAAAAAATGAAAGCGAAGTCGTCGCGGCCAAATAAAGCGCCTGCACGCGCCGCTTTTGCGCGGTAACCATCCCCCACAAGTTTCCGACCTCTGTCTCTGTAAATTTGCCGCCGCTTGCAGTTTCAAAGCTGCGAGGATCCGCCAGTAAATTATCGATGGTCGAATGCACGTTTGCGATTGCATCTCGAAACGGTCCGCCTGTAAAAGGAAGCCAAATCGACTCTGCGAACTCTTTAGAATAAAGGCTCATTTTTCGTCTACCTGAGCAATTGCCGCTTGCACCATCAGAAACAGCGCGGTGCCGGTCAGTACCGCGTAAACGATTGCCGTACCGGTGCCGGCAAATTGACTGAGCATGGCAATGTCGCTTGCTGCCATTGCAGCGGAAATCCAAAAGATTGCGGTTTTGTTCATTGTCGTGTTTTAGTAAAGAAAAGCGCCCCCGGAGGGGCGCAGTTGTAAATTAACCCGCGAATCCGGGTTTGTACCCAAAGTCGCATTCCCATCTGTAAATCCAATCAGCTTCAGATTTTGGAACTATTTTGGTTGATTGAGGAAGCCCAGCGAGTCCGTATTCAATACGGACATTTTTGCCTTCATTGATGAAGTAGATAGAGTTGAGGCTTCCGTTTTTCCAAAGTGTGAGGATTTTCATTGTCGTGTTTGTTTTAGGTTGGTGTCGTTGTGACGGCGCCTACTACATACGGAAGCCCACCCCTCTGCAAGCATTTTTGCAAAATAATTTTTGCCCCGTAACTTGATGAAGTTGCGGGATTTACGCGGATCGAGGCGGATTGCCTCTGAGATTTTTTACAGCCCAGCGCGGATTTCGTTCAGAAATTCGATCACCGGCTCAAAGTCCCGCAGCACTTGTTCCTTATCTTCTCGCGTCCAATCACTTACGGGGACTTTCTTCCTCCACGACGTAAACTTGTCGACAACCGAAAGTGGCGTGGTCCAAGTGTTTACGGATCGCCCCGCCGCAATCTCGGCTCTAGTCATTTGCTTACCCGTTCGCATGCAGACCGCAAGCTCCTGCGGCGTGAGTTGTTGCGACTGCGCCCAGCTAAGTGCAAGCTCCGGTTGTTCGTGCCGCGATGCAATGACGTGATGCTCAAAGCTGAGTGACGCAACCCGCTTATGTGGCGGGATTTTGCGTGCCACCGATACCGACGCGTTCAACTCGTCAAAGCTAAATGTGGACTGCTCAAGGATTTCGTTTACCCAGTCTTTGCCGAACCGCTCCTCGCAAACAATCGCCCAATCGCCGATTGCGTAGTTAAGCCCCTGGCTGAGTGTCTGCAATTGCTGAAACGCCCACTTGGCTTGATCTTGCGATGCCTGCGCCCCGAGTTGAAGTCCCTGCGCGTGGATTGAGTACGGTTGATTGTCCTGGGTGATCATAGTTTGAATTTCCGACTGCGCCACGGATTTGCCGCCTGCACCGCTGAGTAGGTGCCGGCGTGCTCCGCGCGCTTATTGTTGAGGTTTCTGGGAAGCCCGAGCGCGTCCTGCGCCTTGAGTGTCAGCTTGGAAATTTCGGCGACGGTGTACCCGAGCTCCTTTGCCGCGTCTCGCATGGAATTCCACCGGATCCGCCGGTTGAGCCCCGCAGCAAAGCAAAGCGCCACCGCGGCAAGTCGAGCGTTCTGCCCCTCGGCAAGGAAAAACTGGCAAACCCGCCCAAGTTGATCGGCCTGCGTTGCCCTGGTTGATTGCGCCTCTTGCCGCCGCCGCCACTCGACCACCCGCTGCGCCTGAGCGACGGTCAACCGCAGCTCCTCAGCGACGATCTCGGCCTCCGAGTCGAGCGCGGCGTGGTCAAATGTCGTGTGAGGTTCCATTTTGTTGGGATTACCGAAATGGTCAATATTTCCGCAACCACTCGAGGTCAGTCCGCTCCGGTCGTTCCGCGTACCATCCGCCCGATCCGTCGTAAATGTCGAGGATCTTGCGGAAAACTTCGTTGTACATCCGCCCCACACGCTCGTTGCTGTAGTTTTTCACAGCCCAATCCCTGCAAACAGTTGGCGAAATGCGCCCCGCGTTTTTAAGCGCCCAGACGGTATCTTCCATCGTTCGCACCCGATAGCCCGTCTCCCCGTGTCGAATGGTCTCGGGAAAAACGCCCCAATCGGACGCGACCACCGGCGCCCCACTCATCATTGCCTCCACCGCGACGCCCCCGAACGGTTCGATGTACTGCGACAAAATAATCAGCGCCCCGCATCGGCTCATTAGGTCGCGGCGCTTTTCGCGGTCCGCGTAGCCGACATACTCAACGTGGTCCATTGATCCGGTGTAGGGAATGTCCTTAAAATCGCCCTGCCCTGCGACGACAAGCCGCTTTCCTGCCCTCCGTGTAGCGTCGAGGATGATGTGTAGGCCTTTGCCCTGCGTCATCCGTCCGAGGTAAAGAATCCAATCTTCGCGCTCTAGCCTAAAACTGAAGTCCTCGGCATCGAAATGGTTTGGGACCACGAATGAATTGTAAAAACCCATTTTTGCCTCACGAACGAATTCCGTGCCGTGGAATGCGTGCATCAGCGCGTAAGATTCAAAGATCTTAAACTGCGCGAATGAGTCGCTGTATCCGATGCCCGACTCGACGCAAATCAAATCCGCATGCGCGTCGGCAATCCGCTTGTGCCCCCAGCCGAATGGAAGCAACAGGAAATCGTTGGGACGCTTCCGATGTTGAATTGCCTGTATGCTATTTTCAGCATGGACCTTGAACGCGTGGTCGTTCTGGTCGTGTTTAAAAAACTCCTTTTTCCAATTGTAATCCCCGTACGCCTCCCGCAGAACCTCATCATTTGTCACGGTCACATGCTCCGAACAGTCAACGGTTGAGCGTTCGTGCCCGTAATGAATCACGTGATGCCCGAGCCCCCTCAGCATGCCGCAAAGTTTAAAATTT